TGTATGTCCTTAGGTTCTACACCTTGGGTCTTGTATTCATCGACCCATTCGGGTATCTCGCCTCTTTGAACTTCTATAACTACACCACCTTGGTTGCGAATCATGTCAATTTCGTTAGGGAAACGAACGTCGGGAATAACCCAATCGGTGTGAGGATTGTTCTCAAGAGCCTGTTTTGCAAGGCTAACCCATACACCATCAAAAAAGCCCTGTCGCATGCATTCTGTGCCTACCTGCTGCAGCACCAGTCTTGGAGTCACTGTGTAGCCAAGTTCTCGTGTCCAAAACGCCGACTCTTGTTCTCGCCATTCGCGTGATTCGAGTGTGTCGCCTTCTAGCAGATCTCTAGGCCATGAAAACATCGCAGCCACACAGTCTTTGAGAGGGTCCGCAAATGAGAGTTTTTTAAAACCGTGTGTTTCTACAAGAATATCAGCAAAGGTGCCTTTGCCTGAACCAATTCTTCCGCATACGCCTACTATCATAAAAAACAGTATAACAAACAAGAAGTTGCGTGTCAAGTCTTACCCGATAGTAAATTAGCCTATGGTAAAATATAGGCCCATCCCCCCGGTATACTGCTGAGAGACTTCCACATCAAGTTTTTCCATTTCCTGCTGCGCTTCTGCTTTGAGAGCGTCACCGTTGAGAGTAGAACCTCCCTGAGGTCCCGCTATTGTAGCGAACTTCGAACGTGCTTCGCCTAGCTGATATTTACAGGCTGCAAGAGTATAGTCTTTGATCCACTGTCGTATTAAATAATCCGTAAGCAGGTTAACGTCTGGACGATAGTTATAGGTAAAAAGCAGAAGATTTTCCTTTGCTCTTGGTCTTTGGAGCAGAGTCAACTTTTTGGTGACTGTGTTCCATTTGAATTCAATGAAAGAACCAAACATCCTGCCTACCAATTCCTGATGCTGTGCAAACATGTCATATGTTGCTAGCCCGCCCATGTTAGAACTTGCTAGGAGATAGGTATTTGTGTAGGCAAGATTGAATGGTTCAAACAGAGTCCCTCCATCGCCGCCTCCAGTTCTTGATCCTATGCTTCTTCGAAATAGTCTGCGAACTTCAATTACTTCATTGGGAAGCACATATTCATTCTGATCTATCACAGTGGGCAAAAATATATAACTTTCTTCTACAGAGTTGTCTGAACGCTGTCTAAAACGAGTAAGAGCTTTGTCTAGCGCAGTTTCGTAGTGAACAGGATCTAGTTCTACGTCTACCATACCTCCGCCCAGCATGTTAAACACATAATCAAATATTTGTTGTTTTTCAGTAGCAAGCTCAGACATACACGTTCTCCTTAAAGTATTTATGCTAAATATTGCAGCAATTGGGAGAGACACAATTCCACGTTTATCATTATACCGCCCAGAGAAAGGCAATGATTATGAATTTCTTGACGAAGTTATATTTGAGATGTTCACTGTTGGTGGTACTGATGTTCATCTTCACAAATACCTCGGTGCTCCCAGCGACGATGATGGCACAGCAGATCAACCCTCTTATGACACACTAGATCCCGCCAATATTCAGGATCTACTGTTTCTCGAAAACAGAGATCGAAAATACGACGAAGACATCTACTCTATTCGTGGCATATACAATGTGCAGGATATAGATTTCAATCTTTCTCAGTTTGGTTTGTTTTTAGACAATGACACTCTGTTTTTGACAGTGCATATCAGATCAAGTGTAAAAACTGTTGGCAGAAAAATCATATCAGGCGACGTTATCGAACTGCCTCATTTGAAAGACTCATACGCTTTGGACGAAGCTTCTGTTGCTCTTAAGAGATTCTATGTAGTGGAAGATGTTACTCGAGCGTCAGACGGATTCTCTCCTACATGGTATCCGCATCTCTACAGACTGAAACTGAAACAGATTGTGGATTCTCAGGAATTTGCAGACATCTTGGATCAGCCAGCAGATGAAGAAGATCCAGGCGGTGATACTCTTAGAGATCTGCTGTCTACTCGAGACAGAGAACTGGACATAAATGACTCTGTGATAGAGCAGGCAGAAGCCGATGCTCCTCGGTCAGGTTATGACGTGTCGCACTATTATCAAATTAAAACTGATACAACGGAAGTAAATTCCACTGTGGAAGTGGAACAGGTAGACGGAGAATCGACCACAGCACCTCCTGCAGGCAAAGGCTATCAGGGCTACATGCTGGGAGAAGATGCTACTCCAAATGGCAATCAGTTTGGACACGGAATTCAGTTTCCGTTCGAACCCGTCAAAGGTGACTATTTTCTAAGAACAGATTTTCGACCAAAAAGAATGTTTCAGTTTGATGGCAACAAGTGGGTTAAACTGCACGACGATGTTCGAATGACAATGACGAATTCCTCAGACAGAAGAACTCAGAAGACTGGATTTATCAACAATCAAACATTTACCTACAACGATCTTGTTGTGAGAGATTCAGTTCAATTACAAAAAGGCGACGTGGAAATACATACGAATATACCACAAGACACAGACGCTGTGTATCTTGTTCTAAAATATGAAACTCTTGAAAAAGACTACGTCATAGCAGATCATGCTTCTCTCATTACTTCTCAAGATAGCACTAGAATTACCGTTCAACTGCCTGTTCAAAACGGTGTGCAAGACACAATAGATTACACAGGTGTATGGGAAGTCAAGTTCTACAACAACAGAGAACGGGAAAGACAAAGCCTTTCTCAAGCACTTAGACCGAGGTCAGACAACTGATGTCCAATCAACTAGATCATTTCTACGACGGCCAATTAAGACGATATTTGACTCAAATCATTCGTATGATGAGCGGCTTTTCCTACAAAGACGGTTCAGGCACTGTAAAGACCGTACCCACAATGTATGGTGATTTGACAAGGCAGGTTGCAAGCATAATTCGAAACAATTCAGAAAACAAAATTCCTAATGCACCAAGAATGTCAGTATACGTGACCAGCCTAGAACTAGACACCAGTCGTCTTGCAGATTCCAGTTATGTAAACAAGGTAAATGTGAGAGAAAGAGAATTTGATGAAGCAGGCAACGAGTACCTAAACACAGAAGGCAAAAATTACACTGTTGAACGTCTCATGCCTACTCCATACACTCTCACAGTATCAGTGGATCTATGGAGCACAAACACAGATCAAAAACTACAGATACTGGAACAAATTTTGATGCTGTTTAATCCTTCTCTTGAATTGCAGACCACAGATAACTATCTTGACTGGACTTCGCTGTCCACAGTTTATCTCGACAGTGTTACATGGAGTTCTAGAACGATACCTCAGGGCACGGAAACTGAAATAGACGTATCAACACTTTCTTTCACTACTCCTATCTATATATCACCTCCTGCCAAAGTAAAGAGAATGGGCGTTATTACAGATATTGTTTCTCGAATACACAATTCAAAACAGGAATTGATAGATGCTACTACAGATATTGACTTTTCTCTCTCAGAAGGAGACGGTGATCTAGAAACTGGTCTGTATGTTAACGACACAGGCGAGATTGAAAGAGCACGCACTGTGAGAGATTACGAGAAAAATGACAGCGTGATTGCTATTCTCAAAACTACCTATCAAAACATAGACCTATTAGTATTGAATGGTACAGCAAAACTGGTGCGCAATGGAGTAGCAGGGGGCATTTCTTGGCCAGAATTCCTAGAAGCATTCCCGTTTCGTTTCGAAGAAGGAGTGTCTGTGCTTAGACTAAAACGTTCTGACCTTGATGCGGATATCGTAGGAACATTTGCTGTAACTCCTTCGGATGACACAGAAGCAGTGGTAAACTGGGACGAAGACACTATACCAACGGATACTGTGATAACTGGTCCGTCAGGGGCTAGATCCAAGATTGATTATATTATAGATCCTCAAAAATCAAATCCTCAGGATCTTGGTTTAAGTTCAAATCCTAGAATACTTCTGTTAGGTTCTATTGGCAATGCTGACAACACAGACGGCGCAGATGCTTGGAAGAATTCGGATGGTTCAGACTTTGTTGCTAGTGCAAATGATATTGTAGAGTGGGACGGTTCTAGTTGGCACGTGGTCTTT